GAATATGGTTCTTCAAGCAACTTTATTGCGTCAAGACCACTGGTCTTGCTTTGCACAGTTACGTATCGTAGGTCACTCTGAGTCATCGATTGCAGCCAATTCTTCTTCGATATCTTCATCTTTAAGGATATCTGTTGAACCAACCTGATACTTGTTCTTTACAAATTCAATAAATGATTTTTGCATTAGAACTGGCATCCAGAATTCTTTATTGTCAGTATCTTTTAAACGATATTTCTTTTCTTCAACAACGCCATCATCGTCTACCTTAGAATACCAACCATTGGATGGTTTGACCACATGCTTGGACTCAAGAGCAATGTCAAGTAGACCAGACCAGCGACTGATGCCACCATCATGATATACAGTAACAGGTATTTTAGATTTCTCACGAACATATCTCGACTTTTCTACGTTAATAATAAAGTTGTAACCGATGATCTCAGTTCCTTCTTTCTCTTGCTGACGACCAATAATAAAAATATTGTCAGCTGAATAATACGATCCAGTACCACCACCAACGATTGCCTTTGGATATAAACCGATCTCCATGTAGGTATGATTAACAACAATCAATGGGATATCTTTTAAGTTCAGGTGTGGCGTTACCATACGGAACAAAGACTTCATCTGTTTTGCACGAGTCATATCGCCAACAGACTTGCCTTCCATGGCATCTTCTACTTCTTTCTTTGAAGCAAGATTACCGATTGAGTCAATGACAATGATCAGGTGATCACCACGCTCAACACCATCAAGTTGCTGCATAATGTCAAACTTCAACTGTTCAACATTGGTAAGCGGAGTATGAATAACTCGCTCAGTATCAATACCGAAAGAATCAAAGTATGCCTGAGGTGTGCCGAACTCTGAGTCATAGAACAACAATGCAGCATCTGGATACTTATCCATATATGATTTTGCCATCAACAAACTGAAGGCAGTTTTAAAGTGCTTCGATGGACCAGCCCACATTGTGAGTCCTGGAGTGAGTCCACCATCAAGACGACCAGACAAAGCAATGTTGATTGCTGGCACTGAGGTAGGAATCATATCCTTCTTGGTGAAGAACTTTGATTGTGATAGAATAGCAGAATCTTTAATCGTGCTATTCTTTTTAATTTTGTCTAGTATGCTCATGTATTAACCCTTTAAGAATTCAAGTAATTTCTTCTCGTCCATGGAACCAACATTGCGTTTGATTTCGGCACCTGCATCATTAAGAAGAATCATAGTTGGGACAGAACGAATGTGATATTTTCCAGAGATGGATCCACAGGTATCAATATCATATTCCTCGATAGGAACTGTAATTTTATCTTTGGCAGTTTCAATTACCATTGCAAGACCTTTACATGGACCACACCATGATGCCGAGAATTTTAGTGCTTTCATTTCCATCCTTTTAATAATTATACCCTACTTTTTATTTGCAGTCAACTTTTTCTGCGGAACATCAAAGACGAAAGTAATGCGAGTGCAATCGCCAGTGTTTTCTGTTCCATGTTTAAGTTTATTATTGAACCATAGCAGAGTTCCTGGTTCAACATCAACGTAATCATCCCCCACGAAATATCTATACTTACCTTGTATTGATAGATGATACCTATCTTTGTTGTGGTAGTATGTTCCTTCATCTATATGTAGTCCAACTGTACCACCCACTGGCAGTGATAGAAAACCACAACGATAAAATTTTCCAAAGTTTCTTTTTAAGAAACCAATAATCTCTGTGTGTCTGTCATAGGCTGGAGTTTGTATGCAGATGTCAGTATCTCCAACGAAGTCCTCTATCTTTTCTACGCCACCCATTACAAGTTGCAATACTCCAGCCTGAACATCTTTATATCCACGATCGAGCAATGACTCAACTTCTGCAATCTTGCGTTGACCACCCCAATCTTCTGGGTACTTCTCCAACTGCTTCAATATCTTTGAAACATTGATTCCAGTTTTGATTACTTTAATGTTATCCAAAGAAATCCTCCAGTGATGACTTTTCTTCTACTGACCAGCCCAGTGGTTCAATGACAGATGTAAGTGCATCGAGGAAAGTCTTTTCAAACTGTTTATCATAATCAATAAATTGATGTAGACCAAACTCCTTGGGCAACTCTTGAGGGAACGCAATAACATCTTCGTTGAAGGGGTTCGGTTTCGAAACATAAACGAAACGAATCTTATCACCATCACGAATCGCTTGATACTTCTTCTCAAGACCTTTGCGTGTTAGATAGTGATTGAACAACAGAGAACCTCTCACATGGATAGGTGTTCCTTTTGTGTAGATTGGACTACCTGCGTATTGTCGCATTCCATTTACACCACGAGGGAAAGCAATCTCTTCAACTGGCATCTTGTTAAACTGTTCACGGAAGTCAATGATATAACTATGTAGTTCACTTTGATTACCACGTAGAATTACATTGAGGGAATCTCTTAACTTGTCACGAATGACTGCTGGTGTTGAAGACTTAACCATCTCAAGACCCATGACCTTGATCTTTGGTTTTGCGTATTGAACACCCTCTGAGTTATGCACATTAAGAACATAGCGTTTCTTGGCAGTCCAGATACCTTTATCCGCAAGAACTTCTCGTTTCATCTGCATCTTCTGACTGTAAGCATTCATATACTCGGCTAGTTCTTGATAACCTTTGTCAATGAATGGCTGGAAAACATCTTCACAGATCTTATCCATGAATTTGATTTTCTGCTCATCAGTCTTACCTTCACAGGCAGACTCAACGAGTTGTTCAAGTGTAAGATAGATTGAATCCGTATCAATGGCGATTACGAAATCTTTGCCTTCAGTCTTCAGAGTTTTGTTCATGAAGGCATTTAACTTATTAGCCATCCAACGAATACTCAACTGACCAGAAGTGGTAATACCTTCAGCCATACGCAAATCAAAGTAGCGGAAGTATTGATTACCCATGGCACCATAAGCTGAGTTCAAAGCAATCTTCATAGCCATCTGCAGATTGTTAAGTCTGGAGATATCCTTCAGTAGATTCTTTTTAGATTTATCGTTTTGATATTCCTGTTCAGCTTTCAACATCTGCTTCTTGAATTTGCTTCGGTCAGTATACATCTTTTCCATCAACTCTGGCATGAACCCTTTGACTTCTTTTGTATAGCACCAACCATTGGCAGTCAGAGAAAGATTTCTTCGATGTGCATATGAAGTATCGACTTCTTTGTTGAGCAACTTCTCAACTGTGCATGGAATCTTATCTTCGGTCAAAGTCTCGGGGCTGATATTATATTGCATGATCAAATGCGGATACAATGAGTTCAAGTCAAAGGAAGCAACCCACTTATGCAAACCAATGATAGGATCTTTAACATACGCACCTTCAAACTGTGCGTCTTTGCCAGAGCCACTCTTTGCTGGAATGGCAATCTTCTTTTTACGTAGGTGGTTATAGATGATAGCATCCCACATACGTACCTGACTGAACACATCCTCATAGTTAATTTTGGCATTATAAGCCATGGTCAAACAGAGTTCGATCAAACGCATCTTATCTTCAAGACGATCAACAAGTTCAGTGTCATGGATGTTGTAATCCACAAACTGTTGCCAGTGATTGGTATAGAAATCTTTGAAGTTATCTTCTGGATTTAGTTTCTTTGCATCACCAAGTTCTTCTTTGGCGATATAATCCAAACGATAGGATTCTTGTTTCTGATAGGTAAACTTCTTGTAGAGTTCTAGGTAATCTAGCTGAGAGATACCATGGATGTCATAGTGAATCTCTTCATTACCTTTAATGAAAGTCTTACGCTCATTGATATAACCCCATGGCGAAAGTTTCTTGGAGAATGACTCACCAAGTTCACGATCAATCCTACGAACAAGATATGGAATGTCAAAGAAGTCTGTGTTCCAGCCAGTGATTACATCTGGATAGTTTTGTTGCCAGAAGATGACAAACTCTTTGAGAAGATTGAGTTCATCTTTACAATGAATGTATTTTACATCATCTCGCTTGTTTACGTACGCACGTGAACCGAATGTGACGATCTGTTTTGATTGACTATCTTTAATAGTGATCAACAGAATCTCTTCATTGGCTTGTTTAATATCTGGGAAGCCACTCTCTGTGGCAGTTTCAATGTCGATTGAGAACACACGAATGTTCTCCATATCAAAACGAATATCGCTTTCGTATGTATCACTTAGGTATTGACAAACGTAATTTGTGTTGCCGTAAATGTCAAACCCTTGCACCTCATCATAGCGTTTAACAAACTCTCGTGTTTCTTTTACAGTTCCTGGATTGATCTCATCAAGAACCTGACCATCCAGAGTACGCCATTGACTGCCGTCTTTCTTGGATGGAACATAGAGGGTTGGGAAGAAATCTATTTTGCGTGCAAAGGGTTTACCATTTTCAACTCCTCGGACAAACATCTTATCGCCAAAGGGAAATACATTAGTATAAAATTGCATTAAGGTTGTTTTCCATACATAAGTTGCATTGCGTCAAGTGCGCAATCGTGGACTGGATGATGTTTGATTACAGCTGCACGATTAAACAATGGATGTTCAACTTCAACATATCCATTGGTAGTTCCATAAAGCAAGTCAACTGCCGTTCTCACATCCCTCCACATATTATAGCTGGTAATAGGTTGCATGTCAAGTTTCTTTGATAGACTATCTATTGCCATTTGATCAAGCGAACCTCGTGCCCACATTGTTTGTTTCTGAGCATTTGGTATCTTGTTCATGTAGTTATGTAGGATAGTTATGGCTTCTTCTGCAAGAATATCAGTTGAGTTTGGTTCAAATGAAACACCACGAATGTATTCATGCATATTCTGCCACCACTCCAGCGTACCAAGATCTACTGTTCGACCAAGACGTTTCGTTTGGTCTTTTGCATTTAGTTTAACAAAGCATGCATTGTCAAGTAGATCCTGATAGGTTGGACGCTTCTCTGGGTCGAAATGAATTAACGCTGCAGATAAAACCACAGCATTAGATTCAACCCCAAGTGTTTCAATGTCAAATATGAACATTAATAATCACCTTTATAACCAATCTCAGTAACAAATGCTTTCATCTTTTGTTCAGCATCCCATGTTTGACAGTAATCGTTTTCTTTGTCACACAGAGGAATGATTTCTTCTTTGGCGATCTCTCGGGTACTAAAGATAGACTCACCAATCCAAAGCTGAGAAAACTCTTTCATCTGCTCAGAAGTTACCGTATCCATTGCCCACTGTTCAGCAGTACAAGGATATTCATTTTCATTGTGATTATCTGGCACCTCAATAATGTAACGCATACGGTATTGAGAAATAGTGTCAACCAAAATAAATTTACTCATCGCTATTAACTCCCAGTGCTAGTGCTTTGTTTAAAGATTTCTGCGCATGACGCAGTCCGAATTCCATCTCATACTTTTGCTGCTTTAACTTATCCAACTCACGAGAAGTTTTAAGATAAGTATCATATAAATCGTTTGTACTTTTCTGTAGTGCCTCAGTATATGTAGTCATCTTATGAATAGTTACCCATGAACCATCAGCGAGTTTAGTATGACCATCACGAATACGGAATTCATCAGTCCACCTTTCGTTTAGTTTATACTCTGGCATTGGTTCAAATATGAACACATCCATTGTCTGTAACTTGTTTAGAAGTGGAGTGAATTGTTTATCAACATTTTCTTTACCATAAAACATTATTCTTCTCCTTCATCAGATTGATATTCCTGTTCACGACCAGCCATGTCTGCATGAATATCACAGAGAGTTGTATGCCAACCATCGGTATAAGTTTTACCTGGAGCACCACATGATTCGCATGTACGATAACTCATACTCTCGGCAAAGGTAATATACTTATAGTGTTCATTAGTTGCAGCCTGAACATAGAATCGCAGTCCACCAAACTTCTCTTTAACCTGAGAAGCAACTGGAACCTTTAATGCTTCTTCGTCCATCTTCACCTTGCGTTTATCAATCTCTTCTTGAGTAATAATTTTACCAGCTGGAGATCCATCATCTTTAAATCCATATGTTGGTTGATCAACTTTATCTTTGATATATTCGTACTGACTTTGCGCATTACGATAATCAGAAGTCAATAGACCACATAGTGTATCGATGATGTTATACCAACCATCACCACACTCAAGTCCCCAGCACATGGCTGTGGTTCGCATATCTGCATTGCGATCTTTGAAGATCAGAGGATACTTTGCACAGAGTGCTTCGTCAAGTTCACGTCTCATGATAATTCCGTTGCTAGTTGATACTGCCAATGCCTATACAATTCTTCATATGCTCGGAGGACTTCATCTGGTAACTTGTTACCTTTCTTTAGTTCCTCTTCAATAGTTCTACCTAATGCACGAGCCAAACGGATTTCATTAATGTCATACATATCATCTCCAAGTTCTATGGTCTTCTGCTACATGTTCAAGTCCATCGTATTCATCGATGTGCCACTTGGCATCATCTGGAACTTCCACGATACGAATATCTGCAGCCCAACTATTTGCTTCGCCTTTCATTTCTTCAATGACTGCAATCAGATCTGGGTCAGAACGATTACTACAGAAATCATATTCACTTAGGTAGTGATCATCATCGCCAGAGTGTCCAGCTGCATAATAAGTTACACCAGAGATCAGACTCTTTTCTTTTGGTTCAACTTTGTCAAATGCGATACCTTTACGCTCAAGTAATTTCTCAAATGCTTCATCTGAGATACCGAATCCACCAAAGCATGTATTAATTGCGACTTTCATATGTTACTCTCTTCACTTTTAAAAATTTATGAATCAATTTGTCTTTGATCATATCTGGAATAGTCAAATATGGAAATTCCAAAACATATGGACAACCATCATGACCCCATGAACCAGTTCTCAAAAACTTCGTGTATGAACTTACATCTTTCTTACTACTTACATCAAACAGACGCTTTGGTCTGATTAACATTTCAAGTATCATTTAATATCCTTGCTAGAATCTGCAATATCTTTGTCATCACGGACTTCTATAAAGATCGGGAGAAACAAAGATTCATCTCCCAACTTATTCTTGATACGACTATTATACTTGATTGCCACAATTCGGTCAACTAATTCTTGACCATATGTTTTGCGTTGCGAATCTGTAAGTCCAGAACCAACTGATACCTTTACAACTCCATCTGCTGATTCGCAAATCAAATTGCCAAGCATACCTGCATACTTACCTTGACCTTCTTCAATGCCAACGATCTTAAGATCGCATTCTAGTTCGCCTTTGAATTTGATCTGATGCTTTGCACGTTTATCTTCCCACTCACCAGAACCATCCTTGAGGATAATCCCTTCAAGTCCATCTTGAAGATAACCTTCAAAGAGAACCTTTGCTTCATCAATATTCTGAACGATGTTGCTTGTCACCAACCAAATCTTTTTATCTTTAGATCCCTGCTTGTTGATCAGAACCTCAAGTGAAGAGAAACGAGTTGAGTATGGAGTTGGACAATAACCATCAGTGAAGTAAGCGTAAGGAATTACATCCCATACAGTGGCATGCACCATTGCTGCTTCTTTGACGCTGATAGTTCCTTTGTTGGCTTTAGAAAGAATACCATTACCAGTCTGACGATCCATGAATTGATAATCCATGTCATCCATAATGAGTAGTTCCCCATCAAAGACACAATCAACTTCGCCAGCAAGTGCTACGAATTCTTTCTCGAGATTGCCAAGTAGGTTTAGTTCTTTACCATTTCGACTACGGAATTCTACCTTACCATCTCTGACGATTGCGTTGAACCTCATCCCGTCCATCTTTAGTTGGGCGTATGCTGGGTACTTTATTTTGTCCACCAGTTTCTGTTCGAATCCGCTGCACAGCATTACTGGATACTCTCGAATCAAGCCACCCCACACTGCGTTTGCAGTTGATACTTGGACGCCACATTTTAAATCCTTTTGAATAATACGTTCAATAACTTTAGCATCATCTTCTGATGTATTGCTTAGGATTGAAGTCAGGTGTTCAATGCCAGCATTACCAGTCACAAGGCGACTTGACAAGTCAAACAAAAGATCCATACCTTCTTTTAAACTAATGGTGTTCTCTGGAGAACCTCTTGTGTACTTCGGAATCTTACGAATGTAAAATTGAGTGAAGGGATCTAGTGCTAGCCGAATGACCTCTCGCAGTATTTCGTTATCGCTGTTTGCGTTTAGTTGCTCGATCTTGAAATTGCGAGAGGCATTTGCGGCAAGACTATTGAGGAATTGATTCACGTTCATAATATAATTATACTCCATTCTTTATTGCAAGTCAAATGTGTTTGAGTTCTTTGAAAGTTCTACGACGAGTATCAAAACGAATTGGCTTGATAAACTTCTTTATCTGTTTTGTATTCACGTTATAGAATGCAACCATCTTCTCTTTGTTATCAGTAAGATAGTAAATGTGATTGGTAACATTACCGACCCAGTCCTTCGTAGTTTCTTGAAACACTCTCATACATTCTCCATAAAAAATGCTGGTTTTTCTTTATAGTCTGTAACCAGCAAAAATAGACTGCTGCTGTTTTGGCTGTTTAAGGTCTGCCACGGATATCCCTCCAGTAAGACCACCTCTTATGCTACCTTGCGAAAGTAACCATACGGTAAACCTACGCAGTAGCAAAGATATTCTTCATCGCCATTTGTATCTTCGGCATCATGAATCCAGCGGATTGCGGTTTCACGATCGCCTGCACCAGAACCGATGAGATCAGCAACACGTGCTTCAAACTTCGTCATGGCTTCGGCTTCACGTTCTTTGCGATCTGCTTCTTCGCGATCGATGGCTTTACCCAAGACTTCGAATTCTGCATCAAAGTCTTCCAGCGTCCAAGTGCTGGTGTCGATGCCACGTGGACGAACCCCATATGCATCTTTATACATATCCCAATAGGTGCATTGGGCTTGTTCCAACGCAGACATTTCTTCCCAAGATTTGAATTCGTTTGACATTAGGGTCTCCTAAAAAATTAAACTAAAGCGAAAGTAGACTTACGTGGCATTCCAGTTGCGAAACCAGAAGTACCAGTAACCAAACCACGTGACACTTTGCAACGCATTGTTTGCTTAGGTGCTTTGCGGGACTTCACGATCTCAACAGAACCACCTTTCTTGAGGAACAAGGCAACTTGCTTCTCGGTTTCGGCACGAACTTCAGCTTTGGATTTAAACACTACAGACATTTTTAGCTCCTTTTCAATCATCATAATATAATTATACGCCCAAAC